CAGAGTTTTTCAAACTGGAAAAGTAACGCTTGTATTCCGCTTCGTCTTTTGAATGGCTGCGGATGACGCTGTGGAGTTGGGAAACAAATGGGAACAACTCGCGGTCGCTCTTTGTCCAACGGGCAACGTCGGCAAGGCTGGAATAGGGGGCACAGAACGATGTGTGTAAACTACGGCGGCTGCAAAAACATGTTGGATTGCCGATGAATAAAGGGGTTGAATCAATTTCCATAAAATGGGAGAAACAAAACGATGCGTTACATTGCTTGGCATTTGAGTTACATTCCAGTATTATTTGAACAGTTTGAATACTATGGGAGTAACTTTGAGCTAATATGATGGAGTAAATAGCCATTGAATTACTAATAAAGACCAGCTAGGGGACTACTTGTAGCCTATTTCTGTGCATTGAGCAGAGGTAGGCTACATTTATATTCAAGCATTTGAGAAACTGTTTAAATAGGTTGGTTATTGGTATTGGCCGGCAATCTGCATTGGAAAGTTTGATTTGATGATGATTTGTTAAAAACATAGTTGGGGATACTGTTGGGGATACAGTTGGGGATACCGGATTTTGCACGATAGGTATCGTATTTTAAAAGTTGGGGATACCTTTTCGGGACATTTTTAAGTGTGTTCGAATATACATAACGCCCAAGTTAATACCCTTTTTGCTGCTTTTTTGCGTTTTAACAGGGGGATAATACCAAATTTTTTATGATTATTTGAGATATAAACATGAGATAAATCGCTGATTTATAGTGTGTATGTTGGATGAAATATGTATTTTAGCGGTGAAAAAGTGTGTGTGGATTAAAGATTGTACTCATGATAATTGATATATCTATAATTAAGTGGAATGATATGGAAACTCTTCCAGAAGAGCATAAACCTGTTTTATTGCTATGGTTTGATGATAAGTATAATGAGGTCCATGGCTCTTCTGCTATGTATGATAAAGATGATAGAGGCTTTATTGATTCTGATGCTTTTGATATTCCTCGTGTTTTTGATAATGCATTAGCTTGGGCTGAATATCCTCAATTGGTATTGTTTTAAATCACTTAAAGAAGAATCAAGTAGGGGGCACAGAACGATGTGTGTAAACTACGGCGCCCGCAAAAATATGTTGGACTGCCGATGAATAAAGGTGTTGAGGTGATTTTTATAAAATGGGAAAAACAAAACGATACGTTACACAGATTGTCTTTTGAGTTACACATGCTTGTTATTTGAACGGCTTGAATGCTATGAAAGTTACTTTGAGATAATATGATGGTGCAAATAACCAATGAATCAATAATAAAAACCCCTAGGAGGCTATTTATAACCTATTTTTATGTATAAAGCAGAGGTAGGCTATTTTTATGTGCAAGCATTTGAGAGACTGTTTGAATAGGTTGATTTCCAGTGCTGATCAATAATCTACATAGGAAAGTTTAATTGGATTGAAATGTGTTAAATTGGGATTTAGGGATACCATTAAAGATACTGTTTAGGGATACTATATTTTTCCGTAAATTGAAGGAATTATCAAGTTTAGGGATACCTTTTCAGGACTTTTATTTGCGTGTTCGGATATAGGTAATGCCTAAATTAATACCTTTTTTGCTGTTTTTTTGCGCTTTAACAGGGGGATAATGCCAGTATTACGACTGTCTTTGCAATGGCAAATCTGAGATAATATCCTGATTTATAGTATGTATATGAGGAATAAGATATATCTTAGCGGTGAAAAAGTGTGTGTGGCTGCCTTATGTTGCACAATAGGACGGATTGGCACCCACATTGGTCTCTATTAATTCACCTAAAACGTATAATAATGACACTTAACGAGTGGTTTGATAAATCAGGGATGTTTAAAGGGGTTATGATAGGCTGTGCATTCGTAATTTCGTGTAGATGCTCAATGGCTATACCCGAGATAGCCTTAAAAGCTGTAAAAATCGAACAGAGACTTAAATCGATCGAAGAGAAACTCGATAAACTTATAAAGGAAAGGAGTGAAAATAGCAAATATCCAACCACCAACTTTCCATAGATTTTGCCGAGTTTTTTCTTTTTCTAATTTATCATCTTCCTCCTTTTGGAGAGCAGTGAAGCCACCATACTTTTTAAAAGTGTGTCCTTTGGGAGTAAGAATAAATGTGATTCCTTCTTTTGATACTCTGAGTTTTACCAAACCTTCATTTTCTAGATAGTAAGCAAATGTTTCATTTACATGCTTATCCCCTGGGATGGATATAATAGAGGTATCTTGCTCGATAGTTCCTGCGGACAGGACTTTATCTAAATCTTTAGCTTTATATATAAGTTCTGCTTTTACTCCGCTATTCCTGTCTAATCTGCTTTTTATACCTTCAAGAGCTTTCACTATTTTATTAAAATCGTATTCGCTTCTTACCATAATGTGCTGTTCATATGTTTTTAATTTGAGATATACTCTTTTATTCCAATATTGCAGGCTTAAAGACTATTTAGAGGTTGTATATCTAGTTATTTTCTATATATATTCTCTTAAGTTCTTTTTTCATGGGGCAGTGACAGAGATCACATTGTCGGCATTTGGCGAAGAAGGTTTCTTTGTAGAAGCATTCTTCACAGAGTCTAAACCCTTAAGATTATCTTTGCTAACTTCTGGCTGCGATTCGTATTGAGCGAGTTTAGCTTTTAAAGCACCTATTTGTTCTTTGAGCATGCCTACTTCAGCATCTTTTTTTTCGTATAACCTATAATATGCAGCAGCTTCGCCCGATAATTCTTGTTGAACTGTCGACTGCAATGATTCTGATTGTATTTGATGGTCATCACGAAGCATGGAACCTTCACCAGAGAGCAACCACTTTAAATCTATTGTATCAGAATATTCTGATGTAGAAAAACGTCGAAAGAAGTCATAGCTTGGTGCAGACTTCATATTCATGACATCATAAACCGTTTGGGCACGTTCGTATCCAAGCTTAACAGCGAAGCCGTTACGCGTATCACCTGTATATTGCAAGATTTCCGCTATTCTTGCAGAAATTTCTGCATTTTTATTTTCTTTGTTCATATCAGAATATTCTGTAAGTTTGCAGCATGTTTAAGTGAAACAGCCTCAAAGATAAGAATAATTTTAATCAGAGTTTATATATGGAAAAGAAAATCAGACAGAAGATTGAACTGAATGCTACAGGTAAGGCTAAGTTGGCCAAGGCATTCGGTGTAACTGTGCAGAATGTAAGTCAAGCACTACTATTTAAAAGGAACAGTTCACAGGCTTGCCAAATTAGGGAAGCCGCTCTGATCAATGGCGGGTCGTTGGTACAGATTATCGATGTGACCGATGAACTAAAAAGAATAGTCAAGGTACTTGACTCTAAAGGAAACGTGAAGGAAATTATAAACTCATAAAAAATTAGATATGAAAGTAATTAGATGGATTCAGAATGTGGCCGCTACAGCTGCGTTTATTATGGCTCTCAATTTGGTTGACGGGCTTGGCGTTTCAATAAAAGATGCTTGTACGGCTGGTGTATTGTTGATTCTTTCGGTGGCTATGTTGCTGGGACGGGTTTTGGAAGAGGAAGAAAGGAGGGCTGAGTGATGGATGACGAAAGAATGATATATCGAAAGAATTTAGAGGAACACATTGAGGAACTTACGATTCTAAGGAATGAAACCGAACTATCACTACTAAAAGCAGGCTGTTTGGAATCAATTAACGAGATGACTAACAATTCGTTTTTATGGATATCTCTATTATGCCAGGAACATCCTTCTTTATATTATCAGAAAGCGATACAAGACTCTTCAGCAGAGCCTTATCTTCGGTTAGCCGGTCTTTTGGAATTCTTACTAAAAAATTCAACTCCAAAGGAACTCCTAATGCAGGGGTTGACCATCCGGATTCAGGAAAATAAATGTCACTACTGTATCTCAGGTTCAATTTCCTTAGATGATCTTTATAAATTGTGCGAACATCATCAAGTGGACCTCGACAGTACGAGTAAAAAATAATAGAGAAATAGTTCATGATTATATAATTTATTGGTTTTGATAGCTACAAAGGTAGCAAAACTATTTTGGTTCGGGATGAATAGGAATAGTGTTTTTCTCACATGCAAGATTAGAACTTTCACGAGTGGCTTACGGATTCGGGTCGGTGCCGGATGCTTGTGCAAATTTAAAATGTTTGATTATGGAAATGTTTGGTAATATACGGTGCGTGACTTTCGCTGAGTTGGTGACTCAGGGAGGAATCCTGAGTAAACCGAACTATAAGAAGAAAGTGCGTGAAGGGAAAATTCGGGTGCTTCGTCCTGGAAAGGGAAAAGGTTCTTGCGCTCTTATTGACTACGTTTCCCTTTATCGTCCCATCAAGGAGGCTTACGACACCAAGTATCCGGATGCAGAACAAAAGTTGAAAGAACAAATCAAAGAAGAAACCATGAGTGATACACTAAGAACTGATAGCAAAGCTATTGTATTCTACCGTGATAAATTTACATTATCCGATGGTAGTAGCTTGACAGATGTGAAGCAGGCAGAATATGTACTGAATGCCCAAGTGATGAATGAAATGATCCGTGTGGAGAATGAAATGAAATCGCTGCACAGGAAGAGTGGTTATTCGCACTCCAAGGAAATTTGGGAGGCTGTAATGGGTACTTGTGAGAAGCTTCGTTCGCTGTATCAGCATACGCTTCCCGGGAATGCTGCCCGCCTGCGTGAAAAGTACAATGCTTATAAGAATTATGGGTATGAGGTATTAGTCAGCGCTAAGAATGGTAACCAAAACACTCGAAAGATCGGGCCGATGGAAGGGCGCTTGCTGTTGAAACTGAAACGTAGTAAGTTTCCTGTCTATACTGACTCTCAGATATTTGAGGAGTACAATCGTCAGGCGATAGAACGTGGATTGAAACCTATCAAGTCCATGACTACTCTTCGCAATTATCTGTATGATCCCGCTGTGATGCCACTTTGGTTTGCTGCCGTATATGGGATGCAGAAGTGGAAATCGAAATACTCTTCTTTATTGAAGACACAACTTCCGCAGATGCGTGATGCTCTTTGGTATTCCGATGGTACTAAGCTGAACCTGTACTATAAAAATGCGGATAATAAAATGTGTACCACTTCTGTTTACGAAGTTCTTGACGCTTATAGTGAGACGCTAATAGGCTACGATATCGCTCCGAAAGAAACTTTTGACAGTCAGTACCGGGCTTTCCGGCAGGCAGTAGAATTCGCTGGTGTTCGTCCCTATGAAATTGTAAACGACAATCAGGGTGGACATAATAAGCTGGCGGCGCGAGGATTCTTCGACAAGATTGCTATCCTTCATAAACCTACCATGCCATACAACGGTCAGAGCAAAACAATAGAAAGCGTCTTCGGACGGTTCCAGCAGCAGATACTTCATAAAATATGGTATTTCACCGGGCAGAACGTGACAGCCGTAAAGATGAACAGCAAGCCCAATCTTGAATTCATAGAAAAGAATGCTTATGCTCTTCCTACTTTGGAAGAAGTGAAAGAAATATACCGTCAATGCCGTGAGGAATGGAACAATGCCGCTCATCCGGCTACCGGTATCGCTCGCATTGACATGTACCGCATGAGTGAGAATCCGGAAATATCACCCGTGCAGCCGGTTGAACTGATTCAGATGTTCTGGCTCACAAGTGCCAAAGAGGTGACCTACATCAATGCCGGGCTGAAAATAGAGATCGACAAGCAGAAATATGAGTACGAAGTCTATGGCGAAGACGGGCTTCGTAATGAACAATGGGCGCTTCGCAACATAGGACGCAAGTTCCGTGTGATGTATGATCCGATGGATATGACCCGTATTGAACTTTGGGAACCGACCGCTTCCGGATTGAAATACAGTATAAGCGCAACTCCGCGGACCGTCATCAACCGTGACACACAGACTCGAACCGCTGATCAGACTTCCTTCATGCGTCGAACTGTCGACCAAAATAAGGAGACAATGGCGCTGATCCAACTCAGCACAGAAGATTTCGATCTGGACGAATCCATCGCAGCCGAACTCTTTAACCTCTCTACTCCGCAACCGAAGAATGTGAGCGAAAAGAAAATGGAGGAAGTACGTGAGAAATATGAAGCTGGAACGCTACAGTCCCCCATATCCTTGCCGGAAAAACTGGCGATTGAGGAAGAGGATGACGGCACGGAACTGGCATATTCCACTACCGGAGAATATACCAAAGTGACTTCCAATCTCACATTTGATGATATCGACTGCCTTGAACGCTATTAGAATGACGAAAAATAACAGTTTAAACAATATACGAAACAATGAAAGAATTAAGCCTTGAGCATAAGAATGCTATCCGTGACGCACTGAGTGCCTACTGTGACAACTACCTGTCCCGTAACCGTGCGGCTGAAAGCCTGAACGGTGTGAGTGCCGCCACTGTATCTACCATAGTGAACAGTAAATATACCAATATCTCTGACGACATGTTCATTCGCATTGCCACGCAGATCGGATTCAGTTTCGATTGTTGGGAGATTCACGAAAGCGTAGCCTTCAAAGAAATATCCTTCATGATGACTGATGCACAGATGTATAAGAACGTCACATGGATTGTAGGGGATGCTGGGTGCGGAAAGACTACCGCTGCTATCGACTATCGCAAGAAGCACCGGAACGTTTTTTATATCCTTTGCTCCGAAGACATGAAGAAAAGCGATTTCGTACGTGAGATATCCAAACAGGTGGGCGCTCCTACCGATGGGACCAATCTTCGGGATATGCTGGAGTATGCCATTTCCATGATCGCCTTTTTAGGTAATCCGCTTATTATTTTCGACGAAGGCGACAAACTGACGGATAGTGTATTCAACTACTTCATTTCCATTTATAATCGTTTGGAAGGTCATGCGGGAATCATTTTCCTTTCTACCAACTATATCAAACGTCGCCTGGAGAATGGGCTCCGTTATAACAAGAAGGGTTATAAGGAAATATACAGCCGTATTGGCCGTCGTTTCTTCGAGGTAAAAAGCACGACCCAAAACGATATTCACGCCATCTGCCAGGCTAACGGGCTGACGGACGAAGCGGAAATAAAGAAAGTATTGAAAGACGCAGAGGCTAGCGAGAACGACTTGCGACGGGTGAAACGCTGTGTACATAGCCGCAAACGTATCATGGATGCACGTGCCAGGAAAGGAGAAGCGGAATAATGGGGAGAGCCAAATCGGTGAGCGAGTTATTGGCTACGAAGATTGAGACTTTCCCTTTTCGGGATGAATGGTATGACGCTTTCGGCGAGCCTGAACGGAAAGGTATCTGGATAGTCTGGGGAAACTCAGGAAATGGAAAGACCACTTTTGTAGTGCAGCTTTGCAAATACTTGTGTCAGTTTGAACGGGTAATTAATGATAGTCTTGAAGAGGGAGTCAGCCTGACAATGAAAAACACACTGTTACGATGCGGAATGCTGGAAGTGAACCGTCGGTTTCTTCTTCTTGACAATGAGCCGATGAAAGATTTGAGTGAACGACTGTTGCGACGAAAATCTCCGGGAATTGTGGTGATTGACAGTTTCCAGTATACGCAGATGACGTATAAGCAATATATCACCTTCAAGGAAAAGCATAAAGACAAGCTGATTATTTTCGTAAGCCATGCGGATGGAAAGCTTCCTTCCGGGCGTAGTGCCCGTAGCGTGATGTACGATGCTTCCCAGAAAGTTTACGTAGAAGGATACAGGGCTTTCAGCAAGGGGCGGTTCAACGGACCAAAAATGCAGATTGACGTATGGCCAGAAGAAGCTGAAAAATACTGGGGAGATAAATATCAACGATAATAAAAGTTAGAGTTATGAGAACAACAAAAGATAAAGCAATCAGTCCGCAACAGATGAAGGCTTTGCACGCTACTTTTCATCGAATTGGTATGGACGATGATGCTCGTCACGACTGCATTTCTTCTTTTACGGACGGGAGAACGCAGAGCAGCAAAGAGCTTTCTTTCGATGAAGCTCGCAGATTATTAGCATCACTCAACGAGGATCAGGCTGAAAAAGCACGTGAGGAAGCGAAGAAGTTGGTAAAGGCTATTTTCTGTTTGTCTTTTCAGATTTCCTTTCTAAATAAGGGATACACAAATGATACACAGGAAGAATTTCAAATGAATATCGCTAAGCTGAATGTCTTTGCCCGCAGCAAAAGTGCCTCACGAAAGAATGTGTCTGAGATGTATCCGTCTGAGTTAAAAGCATTCAAGAAACAACTGGAAGCCATCGCATATAACGAAAACAATAAATCTAAAAACAAAAGATCATGAGAAAGAATCAGGAAATAAATAAGGCGGTTGCCATTCTTCGTAAGAAGGGTGATCTCGTTAGCCTGGAACAGGCCTCGGTTCTCAGTGACAGACTGAATGAACGAAGTGTCTTCGATAAGTATGTAGCAGGTGTGGCAGAAGCAGACCGTAGTGAAGGTATTTATTATGCTTGTCGTGACGCAGCACGATTCTTGAAAGGAGAATTGACGCTGGACGAACTAATTCCGGATCATGAACAGGAAGATGATATTGAACCGGTAGAAGAGATGATCACTATAACCGCTTCAGAATTTAGGGAGTTGTTGAGACGTGTGGAACGTCTGGAACGCCGTGCAGGATTACAGAAAAAAATATCTGCAACCAAGCGGAAAAGAGTTGAAGACATCTCTACTGATGATTTGATTTCGCAGATAGATGCCTGCAAATATATCGGATGCAGCAAGACTACTATCAAACGTTGGGCGGACAACGGATTTATAACGGGATATCAGAAGGGACTGAATGTTTATTACAGCAAGCGTGAACTGAATCGTAGTGTTGTAGTAAAAGAACATAGGCTAAACAGAAAGGAGGCGGAACATGAATAATGAATCCGACTACTGCATGTCCTACCGCATGTCGGAGGCACAGCGACTTGAATTACAGATCATCCGGGATGAAGAACGGTGGAGTACCCTCTTTGATACTCTGATGGAACGCGACCTGATAGAGCCTTCGAAAGAGACAGACAGACTGCTGGAAGATTGGAATAATCTGAATACCCGTATCGAAATGAACCGTACCCGTCTTGCTCTATTGAAATCCTCCTCGGAACTGACGGAAGAAGAAAAGAAACGTCGTCCCGGACCGGGCGGCAGCGAAAGATTTAATATAAAGTACTGAATCAACATAGTATAAACGATCAAAAAACAAGTTTTATGGCAAAGACAAGAGTTAAAAAAGTAGTGATCTCCGGCATTACATCGGAGCAGGCGGAAATCGCCTTCAGTGAATTTGCAACGGCGGATGCCAAGGTGCAGAATATCCAGAGTAAAATGGATATGGAGATCACCCGTATTCGTGACAAATATGCGGATATATTAGCAGAACAACAGGCTATCCGGGAAAAGAACTTCGAGATCATGCAGACATTCGCTACGGAATATCGTGAAGAGTTGTTCTCCAAACGTAAAAGTTACGAAAGTGCTCATGGGACATTCGGTTTCCGTACAGGAACTCCGAAACTTAAGAATGTCAAAGGCTTTACCTGGGCATCTGTCACCAATCTGGTGAAGGAATTTCTTCCCGGTTATATCCGGGTGAGTGAGGAACTGGCAAAGGATCGTCTTCTTGCTGATCGTGATAAGGAGGAAGTTGCCGGGCAATTATCCAAATGTGGTATGGTTGTAGTACAAGACGAAACATTCTATGTGGAACCAAAGAAAGAAGATCAGGCGTCCTAAATACTCATATGCTCCCGTCGGTAGCCGGTGGGCAGTTTATCACTGGTTGGAGATAGGGGATATCGTCACGGTAGACAAGGTTGGTGAATTCCCCACCAGTGAAGAAGCACGCAAAGAATGCTACCGGCTTAACGGCTGGAAATATGAGGAACCTGAAAAGCGAAAGAATAACCTCAAGTATTAATAATTAAACAATTTATAATTATGGGAATGCACACATGGTTTGAATGTCGTATCCGTTACGAAAAGGTAATGGAGAACGGAATGCAGAAGAAAGTAACGGAACCTTATCTGGTGGATGCTCTCAGCTTTACAGAAGCGGAAGCACGGATTATCGAAGAGATGACTCCATTTATATCCGGAGAATTTACAGTATCGGATATAAAACGTGTAAATTACAGTGAGCTGTTTCCAAGTGATGATGAAGCTGATGACATTTGGTTCAAATGCAAATTAAGCTTTATCACATTAGATGAAAAGAGCGGAGCAGAGAAACGCACCTCTACTTATGTATTAGTACAGGCTTCTGACTTGGGGCGTGCAAAGAAGAACCTTGATGCTGGAATGAAAGGCACGATGGCAGAATACCAAGTTTCATCGGTGACGGAGACGGCTATCATGGATGTCTATCCTTATACTGCACCGGAAGAAAAATCCGAGTTCAAGGATGAAAAAGCGAACTGATGAAATGAGACTTGTGCCACCGTTGGCATCCGCTTTGGTGGCACAAGTTTATGAGAGCAAACTTCCGGTTTCGCTCATCATCCATCGGAAAGATCACACGGGTATGATTCCTGTAACGGCAGAATATGAAGATGGATATAATGATGCGTTTGATCAACTAGTGACAGATGTCGCACGAAAATTGAAATCTTTATGAGCAAGAAACAACAAACCTTATTGATTACTCCACCTTTATTGTCAAAGGAACATCCTTATGAAATGGAGACATTTACCGGATTTGAGTGCAGTAACTGTCACGGTAACGGTTGGATTCTAGCATTGGGAGAACGTAACGAAACAGTGAGAAACACGTGCCCTGTCTGTGGAGGTAGCGGAAGATTAAAAGCGGTGGTAACCACAAAGTGGATACCGGATAAGAAAGAAGAATAACTAATGACATAAAAATGAACAGCCAAAGCAGTATTAGCAGTATCACATTTGGTCCGTGAGGCAAAGCCAAGAAAGGACTATATCAATCACTTCCGGCAATCGAAGCCTCTTGAAGGAATTTATCTTTCAGACTTTATCCGGGAAACAGTTGAAAGGAAATCACGGCGCAAGCCGTCAAACTCACTGGCTGTTTACAGTGCCCTGATAGGACATATAAACAGTTTTTCCGCAGAATACGATTGTGACATATTCACCAATTCCGTCACAGAAGAGTTCATTGAAGATTTTATCATTTACCTTGAGAATGTTGGTTTGCGGCATAACACGATTGTAGGTTACATTATGAAATTACAATCTATGGTTCGCAAGGCTTCACAGTACAATTATGCCGTCGACCCTACTTATAATCAAATAGACTTGCATCTGGAAGATACTTTTGCAGTCTTCTTGAGCATGAATGAGATTACGCGCATCTATTATTATAAGTTCAGGAAACAGGATAGCAGAAGGGCGAAGGAGAAGATACGTGATCTGTTCGTTGTTGGTTGCTTGACAGCATTGCGTTATTCGGACTATTCAACGCTGACGCTTGACAACTTCCAGAACGATTTTATCGTGAAGCGTACAAAGAAGACCAATGTCACCGTGAAGGTTCCAATGCATGATTATGTTCGCGAGATTATAGCCAAGTATGGTGGTAATATCCCTAACGGACTTTGCATTCAGTACTTTAACAAATATCTTAAACTGATCATGCGCGAAATTGGATTGACAGATAAGATTACCTACTCATACACAGTAGGTGGTAAAATAAAGACTGTGACAAAAGAGAAGTGGGAACTAATCTGTAGTCACACCGCACGTCGTTCAGCCGCGACAAACCTTTATTTGACAGGAAGAATGAAGACGCTAGAGATAATGCGACTTACAGGGCATAAGACAGAACAGAACTTCTTCAGGTACATTCGCTTGACGAATGATGATACGGCAAGATCAATAAGCGGAGATATGTTTTTTAGAAAGTAATAACCGGACGTTTGCCTGCCATCAGGCAAACGTTTAAATAAATACAATAATGAATAAAGATAATATTATTCCATCGATGACGCATCCTTATGGGATGTGTTGGCAACAGCCGCCAACCTACCTGATACTAATTGATGATACTCATGCAGTGATGAGTAGACTTGATTTTGAAATACTCATGGATTATACTCGTTCTCAACCGTCAGCTCTCTATAATGGTAAAATGTGGAAAGCACAATATGAGGATGAAGGTACGTTGAAATGGTTTCTTTGCTATTGTTTCAATGAGAATGAGAAGACGAATGAGATAGACATTGCATACCGGGAAATTTTGATAATTGATTAATAACGAAATAGACATGAGTAAAAGAATCTTTAAATATCCTCTAAAAGTTGAGGATGAGCAAATTGTAAAAATGCCGCTTGGATATCAGATACTAACTGTTCAGATTAAAGATAATGTTCCTTGCATTTGGGCAATAGTAGATGATAAAGAAAAACAAATAATTGATTGCAAGATTAGGACTATCGGGACTGGTCATTATTTTGATAATCATCTATTGGATTATATAGGTACTTACCAGCTCAACCAGCTTGTTTTTCATGTATTCAGCAATAACAGTCCATTTTAATCATAACAAATCAAAAAGGAATAATAATATGGCAAAGATTTATGTAGCAAGTAGTTGGAGAAATGTATTTCAACAGGACGTTGTAGCTATTCTCCGTGATTTAGGACATGAGGTCTATGATTTTAAGAATCCCCCACATGGGAATGGTGGTTTCCAATGGTCTGATATAGACCCTGATTGGCAGAACTGGACAACTGAACAATATCAAGAAGCACTTAATCACCCAATTGCGCAGAAAGGTTTTGATTCAGATTTTAATGGTATGCAGTGGGCTGATGTCTGCGTTATGGTTCTTCCTTGTGGCCGCTCGGCCAACACAGAAGCCGGATGGATGAAAGGTGCAGGTAAAAGGGTAATGGTTTATTCTCCCGAAAAGCAAGAACCAGAACTGATGTATAAAATATACGATTTTGTGAGTGACAACATATTTCGTATCAACGATAAGATAATTGGAGTATAACAAATCAAAAATGAATAGAATACAGAAATTAGAAGCTGAAATACAGAAGCTAAAGAAACAGGAATCCGATAAAAAAAAGGCAAAATATCAATATCTCGTTGGAAAATGTATTCACATGGCGCATACTTCTTACGAAAAAATTACAGCAATAGTTAGGGTAAATTCTGATGAAATCGGTGATGAAGTAGTATATGATTGCATCCATGTATATTTTGATAACAGAGAAGATGTAAATAATAGTGATTCAAGTATCCAACTTGCATCTTACGCAAGTGAATACGTGGAACGGATTGAGAAAAATATCATAAGTCAAGAAGCTTTTGATAAGGCTATGGATGATTGTTTTGCGCATATTAAAAAAATGTCTATTAACGAATAACAATGGAGATATGACTATAGATACGGAATTTAATGTAGGTGATAGTGTATGCTATCTAAGTGGAGACGATATCTGTTATTCTACTATAAGCAAAATAACTATTGAAATATCTTATGCAGATCGCAGTTTTTTGATGTATTATAAGCTGTCTGACGGTTTAAGTGTACCGAGAAACAATTATCCACAATGGGATAAAAGACTTTTTAGGGACAAGGAAAGTTTAATAAGATATTTATCAGAATAAATATATAAATTAATGGAAACCGAAATAGTCAGATAAAAGAAAAGCCGCTGCAAGTATAAATGTAGCGGCTTTCTTTTTTAATGTTTAGACACCGCACCTATTTTTCTTACCAAGGTATCGTAATGTTCGTCAACCTCTATATCCTCCAACGATCCTGAAGCGAACCTGATTATGCATTGATTACTGTCTGTGACTGGTTCGATCATTTGCACCTGAAACAGGTTGATCATCACCTTGTTTCCATTGGACACTGTTTCGATAAATTCTACCATAATATTTATGTTTTAAATTAAAAAGTGTACAAAGGTAATTTATAAACCTGCAGATTATTCTTCCAAGCACTTATTTATTATTCCTCCGGCTAATTAAAACCTTGTTTTTGCACGGATTTATTTGTGCCCAAATGCTATTATCATTATTTTTGTATCAGATAATCAATCAGTATTTCGGGATATGAAGAAGAATCGGACAAAAATCACAGGTTGCAGCTATGCGTTCAGGGTGGAAGACATTGTGCGGATCTATGACGAACACGCCCGAAGCGGTCTGAGCAATCGTGAAATACTGCGCCGCTACATCTGGCCGAAATACCATATCTGCGAAAAGACTTTCTACAATATCATCAACGCTTCCGTTGATCCGCGCATTATCCGTCGTCAGGAGGAGATGAAGCGTCAGCTTTCGTTGTTCTGAATTTCATCCGCTACTGTTGTAGTATATTCCATTTCATACACTTTAATGCCTCCCGGTTGTGAGAACTGGCGGCTTGTGCGACGTATCAGGACGGTGGCGCATTCGTCGAACCTCCAGCAGTGCAAATAGGAGTTTAAGCGTCCGGCCAAAGCCATGCGTTCCGCCGCGTGCTGCTCTTGCGAACTTCCGTAGTGGGTATCATCGTAGCAGTCGAAAGCCAGGCGGACGGTGAGAGTGGTTTTTCCATGTTGGATTCCGGATTTCATCGTTTCCCAGATGGTTTCGGGGATACCGATGAGCACGCAGGGAAAGGTGACGGGGTACTGGTCTTCACCGTTGGCGAGTGCTTCCAGTTGCCCGCAGTCTTCGTCGATGAGGGTGATGGTATCGCCCATTTTAGTGGCGATTTGTTGCTGGATGTCGTTGAATAGTTGTTCCATACTGCTGTATTTTAAGTATTGATAATTCTTTTTAGTTCCTTCAAAAACCTCTCATCCACCTTCCTGGCCAGTTCCGGTCCCGGTGTGGACGTGGGCATGAACTGTCGTTGTGGAATTTGGATGTTCAGTTTGGTTTTCTTTGTCAGGGCAAGGCGCTTCCAGAAGGTGTCTTTCTTCTTGTCTTTGCCTGCTTCCCTGTAGTGCTGCGCCCAGGCGAAGCGTCGCATCTTAGGAGTGACAGAAGGATGCAACGTTCCTCCCCTGTTATGAATGCCGGCGTATGACACACGGGTGAAAACGGTAACTTGTCTATCTCCCGGTGTATATTCGATGCTCCTTGCCAGATGGCTCCTACCGGAAAGCAACGGGCCGTAGCGGGAACCGGCTCCCTTTCCTCCGCTTTTCTGTCGCTTGGTTTCCTGCCATTTGTGGAAGCCGTTGTCGGTGAATCCCCCCTTACGGAAGTCTTCTTCAATGTGCCGCTTGGCAATGTTTCCGGCAATGACAGGCATCTTGCGTCGCATCAGGTCGGAGAGTTGCTTCTGCTTTTGCAGGATCCGGCGGTTAAATTCTTGGATATTCATTGTTTATTCAATAAATAGATGTATATTGTGGTATGAGAGTAGTCTTTAAGCCTATGCTGGATTGTATTTCCAGCCGTGATTTAGAGGCTACTTTTCTTTTAGCTGATTTAATATGTTCGGGCTGTCCGAAATACTGTACAGGATTTTACTTCCATCTTCATATTCTTTCACGATGATCCAGCTCTTGTCTCCAAGGATTTTAATTTCAAACAAATGCACCCATTTGGAACCGGGTTTTGTGCTTGCATCCTTTCCATATCCCAGATATTTAGCCTTCTTGAGTACATTACCTATTTGAAAAATCAGTTCGTTCTTATGGGCGTAGTGCTCATGAGGCTGATTGGTCCATTCATCAATACTACGGCGGGAAATGGTTATTTCACCCTGAAGTTTCGGATGCGCGACTGTTGTTCCTTGAAGCGCTGTTCTTGCTTCCTTCTTGATTTCCTTCGTACGTTTCGAATACTTTCCGTCCTGATTGTGCCGTGGTTCCACCTTCACCTTGGCATAGTCCGGTAACCGGTCTTTGAGGAATGTCTTCACCGCTTCCTTAGCCCCCTCATACACATGAGCGATATACGGATGCGTATCACTGAACAATTTCCCGTCTACCCCTGGATTATTATCCAATCCCGGTGATGGTTGGTCTTTGGGTTCATTGCTGCCACGAGGTGCTCCGGTGGGCGGTTCGTTGGTGGCCGACAGGGAGCATTTGCAGTTCCAGCGGTCGCCCGGGCGATGGACACTCCAGAAGGGATGATTGATTGGCAGGATCGTTCCCCAAAACACGATGTGGTCGGCTCCCGGATTCGCGCTGGTGCTGGGCATCCATTCCAGGTTAGGCAGGATATCGGCGTATTGTTCAAACCGTTGCCAGTCTGCCGCCTGGTGTGCACGGATGACGGCGGTGTCGTACTCTGTCCGCAGCCAATGTTTTACATGATGATCCAGCATCGGGTGTACGTCGTTTTTCCACTGTTCGAATGGTTTTAGATCACCATTCGAATCGAAGAGTTGTGTGGCAATATCGTTTTGCATGCGGTGTACTTTGAAAGCGGAGAATACAGCGTTGCTCCAGTCTATTTTCTGCCGGAACTCCACAGGAAGTTCTGCTCCGGATTCACTGATACCTTCATCGGTGGCTTCAGTAAAAATGCGGAAAGTCTCATTGAACAGGCTTTCCTCTATCTCCGTCATGGGATGAAAGTCCTTTTCGTAGATATGCTTCAAGGCACGCTTCAGGGTGTTGTCGTCGAATGTGAAAGCGGCGCTTACTTCGTCATCAGCGGCAGCATCCCGGTAGAGTTCATCCATTACCACTCTAAAGCCCCGTTTCTGTCCGGGGCTTGCCCGAAAAAAGGCACACGGTTCTTAGGCTGCGTATTATTTCCAGCAGGTATTTGTCCCAGCGACGCAAACGGATTATCCGCCTTTTTCTTTTCTTCCATTTCCGCTTTCAACTGCTCATAATTGTCGGGCTTTTCTACGTTCAGTTGCTCATACAGGTAGTCATCATCCAGAGGCAGTCCGAACACCGTTACAGCTTTTTCCAGCAATTCGGCACGGGTCTTTACCTGCTCCATGTCCGCGTCCTCCACATAAACGAACTCACCTCCTTTAGTATTCACTCCCAAAAATGCAAATATGTCTGTCATATCATAATTCAGCAGGTTCAGGATGGAAAGGGCATCCTGCTCTTCCAGTTCCTGCTCTATGTCCTGATGCACGGTACCCAGTGCCTGTGTGCCTGTCTCACTGGCTTCGGTGGTAAGGGTATTGCCAAGTACAGCCTTGCTCATTTCAGCATTACAGCGTTCCACGAGACTGCTGTACAGTTCACTGCTGCCTGTTGTGTTTCCTGTTTCCACAAATTCCAGGTTAGATCCTTCCGGACAAAAGAAATCCATTCCTCCGCCTTGTTCCCGTGCAGCTTCCATTGCATTGTGCAAAGCTTCCGGGTCCGCCGCATCGTATGTATATTTACGTACCGGCATGCCGAAAATCTCGGAGAATTGCGCCCAGTCACCAATAGTTCCACGCTTATAGATAACGTATGGAGCCGTACGCGCTAGAATCCCCAGCGGTTCTTTGCCCCGTATCATCAGCAGGTTTCCATAATTATCAAAACTTTCACCGTTGATGTCTTCTTGCCGTGTTTTGATGATGCGCAACACTGGATCTATGTGTTTGCGTGGTGCCAGATAATAATCTATCCAGCCTTTGGTATTGATATAGAACTGAACGAGCGTAAATCCCCAGTATTCCGCATCCAGTGCGTCACTGATAAATCGGAGGAACCAGGGTGATGATATCTGCTCATTCACTTTATCATCGGGTATGCCGTTACGGCGAAATTCAATCTTCCTGCTTAGTACTCCGCTTTTCCGTTTTTGTACCACGCTGAACAGATGCGGGTCCATCAGGCTTTCGCTATAGATGTCATATAGCCTGACACGTCGTGTGAAATCTACGTTTTCAGCACTGCGGATAGCCTGCATATAGTCCCCCAGACCTATTCCGAAACGTTGTGGCTGTGTCAGTATCACCGTTGCTCCGGGACGGGTTACGTTACTCCCTTCGGTGATGCGTTTACTTTTTGCGGCTTTGTTCCGGAAAACCGGAAACCTGTCTAGTATATTCATAAATGATTGGTGCGTTTAGGGTTACTACTCATTAGCCAGGGGCTGTTCTTTTTCTGCTCCTCTTCCGGGAGCTTCGGTGCGCCGTCTATCGTTATTTTAAATGTCGCCACCTGTTTCAGCCATTCCATTGCACGGTCGTAGCGATCCTTGCGTATCTGCGACATCTTCTGAGGATTGTGGATACTGAACAAGTGATACACGGCGATATCTACTGCCATCATCAGGACAAGCTCATTGCGTGCCGCGCCTTCAGCATTGAAAATGGCATCAGCGTCATAGCGGGCATTGAGATATCCGCGCATTTCGGCAATGGCACGGTCCTCACAGATCTCGATGATGGCGTCATCATTGCGGGTCAGTGCATCCAGTATTTCACGATGGATGCTGGCATCGTAATCTTGCGGAGTTATAAATTTGCTCATGGCTATAATCGTTTGGGGTTCCGGCGGTCATTACGATGTATCACAGTCACCGGTACCAGTTGTTGGATCTTCTTTTTGATGATGCAGTAACCGCCTTCCACGCAATCGGGACCGTCGGCGGGAAACTTCAGTCTCAGGGTGAACAGCCTGAATTGGTCGTCCAGACGTTTCATGTGCGGGTTGTTTCTTTCGGCTTCGTTGAAGATGAGATTTCCTTCCCGGTTCAGAGGCTCCAGATTGGCTTCGATACGTGTAGCCTTATCGGTTTTTCTAGCTTCGTCAGGTTGAATATAGAGTTGAATATTCTTTTCACGCCGTGCTTTACCCACCAGCGGCTTGAATACCTGCTGGAAGAAAGGGTCTTGCAGTTTATTGTTCTCCATGTAGCAATACACGGGAACTTTTCCGCCCACGTATTCCAGCAACTGCACATACCAGTCAATGAATTCTGCGTTCAGTCCACGGTCCAGACATGGCTTGATGATATAGAGTTTCGGACCGATCATGCCCATCAGGATACAGCTCTTTGTACTGCTGTTCTTGCTTTTGTTCTCACCGGGTGCCGGGTCGCCGTAAATGACGAGGAACTGGAACTTCTTCAGGTCAGGTACTTTGCCGTAAGTGATCTCCTTAAATACTTCGCCTTCCGTCACCGGATTGTTGAAGTATTCCGTCTGCTGGGCGGCAGTACTGATTTTGGACAGAGCGATATCAATACTTTCTTCCGTATTTTTAGACGGCCAGGTGCTGTATCCTTTTTCATCACGGATGTTCACTACATCCCAATGATCAGCCATGTGCCCGGCACGTACCACACAGCAGTCACGGGCAATGATATTTCCACAGAAAACAATCAGTGTTTTTACTGCCGTATCACGTGTTCCGTACAGCGCTTTTTCCCACCATGTCCAGTTCTTGTCTATCGTGTCCGGATTCCGGCAGCCTTCATCCGTATCGAAGTCATCCACCAGCAGCACATCCGGACGGACAGCGCCGTTGCGGCTACCACGGGGAGCGTTTCCGGCACCGACAGCACGGAATGAACAACCGCATTTAGCGACGAACTCTTCGGCACACCAGTTGCCAAGATTCACCTGCACACCATAATAAGCACGTATCAGGGCATTCTCTTCAAGCTGTTTCTTATAAGGATCGAGCAACCGGACAGCACTGTCCTGTGTGGCGGAAGCCATCATCACGTTGCACTTCTTTTTCGTAAGCGCAAGGTACATGACGATAAACATCACCGTCGTACTTTTCGCCAGTCCCCGTGCCCATGACAATACTTCGAACCATTCCTCGTGTTTGATACAGCGCCTGATGGCCTTTATCTGGAACTCTGCAAATTCAAACTTGCAGTATTCGGGGAAAAAGAACCTGATCCATTCTATCGGGTCGGCTTCCAGCCGGGTACGGTCCTTGGCAATCTGCGCCTGCGTCAGATTGACGTCGGAATTTTGGCGGCGAAGTCCGGATTCATAGAATACTGCCCATTCCCTGAGCGCATCACGGTCTTTCTGCGTCTGTGTCATAAGCTATCCTTTATAAAAGCATCCCACAACCGAAGAAACTCCTTGCTCTTATCTAGATCGAACGGTCGCAGCCAGTTGATGAATTTCATACCTACACTGATAATGTCAGCAACACCTACATCTGTTTCCATCTTCTTAATAGCTGTCGCCAACTTGTTCAGTGTGTCGGCCTCGGCGGCATTGGCATAGCGTTTTCCCTCTTCGCGCTCACTGATCACGCGGTTGATCTCTGCCACTTGCCGGTGCAGGCTGGCAACCTGCTGTTCACGGGTGAGTGTCATGCCTACCTTCATTTCCTCCCATTTCTCCGCTGCTATCCAGCGGTTGATGGTGTTGCGTGATACGCCTACCTTGTCCGCGATCTCCTGTTGCGTCAGGTTATCTTTCAGATATAATGTGCGGGCATAACCCTTTTTCTGTTGTGTGGTCAAATCTGCCATGATGATAAGTCGTTAGAATTTACACAAAGGTCATTATCCCGGAGGTGAACAGAAAAAAAGCGCAAAGGGGTTACAGACAATGCCACAGCGCCTGCATACTTGCCCGTAAGCGTTACACACTTTTTTGTACGGTTGCCCCTGTCACCATAAGTTTGTGACAGATTCAAAGCCGGAGACGTAAATTGCATCGCCGTCCGGCACTATATCCTAAATGCTGAAATATGATTCTTTTTAAATCCATACTGAATGAAAAGACTGCCAGTCTGCTGCTCTACGGAGAAATCAGTGACGAAGGCGGTGACGGCAAGATAGCCAGCCGTGACATCGTGAACGAACTGATGTACATGGACGGCAGTTATGAGAATCTGAATATCCGGATCAATTCCATTGGTGGCGATGTCTATCCCGGTATTGCCATTTTCAACGCCATCCGGCAATGCAGGAGCAACGTCACTATCTACATAGACGGTATTGCCGCCAGCATTGCAGGAGTCATAGCCCTGTGCGGAAAACGGGTGGAAATGAGCCGTTATTCCCGCATGATGCTGCATAATGTCAGTGGCGGATGTTACGGTAACAAAAAGGATCTTCAGGACATGATCTCAACGATCGAAAGTCTGGAGGATACCATTGTCGAAATTATTGCCGGACGTTGTGGCAGGGATAAGGAAGAAGTGAAGAACGCCTATTTCGATGGTACCGACCACTGGCTGAAGGCGGACGAAGCTCTGGCCCTCGGACTTATTGACGCCATCTACGATGTGGAAGCGGTACCCGAAGAAAGTACCACAGATGATATATACCGTATATTTACTAATCGGCTGGTGCTGGAGCAACAGCCACAAAACTCAGATAAGATGAAATTGGAAGACTTTAAAAAGATTCCCCGTTTTGCCAACTGTACGGATGAAGCAGCAGTGATGTCCATACTTGGTGAGACTGCCCGGAAAGCTGACAAGGCCGATGACCTGGAAAAGGAGAACGGTGAACTGAAAGAACAGCTTAGCCGGCAGGAAGAGGAACGGATCGAGACAGCTGTAACGGATGCTGTAACAGACGGACGCATTGGTGCCGATCAGAAAGACACCTATAAGAACCTTCTGAAAGCTGACTTTAAAAACGGTTTGACTGCACTGAAGGCGATGAAGCCTAAAAAACTACTAAAAGACAAGTTTGAGAACCAGGAACTGCAAGCCGGTGAGAGCCCCTGGGAAAAACGTCAGAAGGAAATACGTGAGAATATCCGGAAATAATCTGTAATACGCAAAGATATGATACCGATTAAAAATCCAAAGAATGCTAAGTTAGGCGGTTCGTCCTACTTTGGCAAGAATGTCGGGAGCAGCGTACGCAGTGCCGGCAGTGCCCCACAGATACGCGGGCGACAGAAGGTTAAATACTAACAACTAATAACTTACAAGGACAATGGCAATTCAAGGATTGAATACTACCAACTATTCCGGCGAAGTGCTGGAAAATGTACTGACCCTTGCCACTACAGGCAATGAGTTGGTCAGCAGGGGACTGATTATGGTTATCCCCGGAGTAAACAGCGCAATCAGCATTCCGCGCGTTAAGGCGGGAAAGATGTTGCAAAAACGAAAGGAAGACCCGACGAAAGCTGACAGCAAGGGGGACTTTACTTACAGTGAAAAGAAACTGACGCCTAAGGATATGATGGCCTTCACGCTCTTCAACCCCCGCGCGTTCGAACATATTTGGCGTCCGTTCCAGCCTTCGGGAGACCTGGTGTTCCGCCAGTTACCCGGCAATGTGCAGAATATCCTGTTGCAGGAACTGCTGAAACAGGTAGGACACGAACTGGGCTACCAGTACATCAATGGTACCTACGAAGATGGTTCGGACGATGCGTTGTTGATGGACGGTATCCTGACACAGGCTGCCAAAGACGCGGATATCGTGAAAGTGAAAACCGTGGGAACCACGATGCTGCAACGCCTTAAAGAACTGCGTACGGTGATTCCGGTGACCATGCGTAACAATCCCAACCTGCGCATCCTGATGAGCGTAACGGACTTTGATACGTATGATGACGAACTGACGCAGCTTGCGAATAAAGGTGCGGCTCCTACGGACATCAATCAGGAACGTTACAAGGGCATTCCGTTTGAAGTGTTGACGCAATGGCCGGAAGGCTTGATGGTAGCCACCATTTGTGATAGCGGCATGAACGGCAATCTCTTCGCTGCCGTCAATCTGCAGAATGACGAAAACGTGATTCAGATTGACAAGTGGGCGAATGCCAGCGAGCTTTATTTCTTTAAGATGCTGATGAAGGCGGACACGCAAATCGGCTTCGGTGAGGAGTTTATCGCGCTCGACTGGCGTGTTGACGGTGCGTTCAAACCAACTGTTGAAGGATAAGGAGAACGGGCGATGGCAAAGAAAGAAAAAGTAACGGTGATTGTTCTGGAAGAGTTTCAGGATAAGTTCGATCATAAGACTCTGTACCCGGTGGGAACAGAACTGGAAGTGGACAAAGAACGCGCTGACGATCTGGTAGGCCGCAAGCTTGCCAATATCAAAGAGGTGAAAGCTCCCAAGGAGCTGAAAGAGTCCGAGAATTCCAAGGAAGTAATGACTGAAACCGCAAAGGCTGAAACAGCAAAAACTGAGGCAGAGAAACCTGAAGAAAGAGAAAAAGATGATGACAAGGGAACTGAGAAATAATAATCCACTGAATATTCGCCTCTCTGGCACTACGCGCTGGCAAGGTGAAGTCCGACCATCACAGGATCGTTCTTTCTGTCAGTTCGAGAGCATGGCTTACGGTTATCGTGCCGGATTGAAGTTATTGCAAAACTATCGGAAATTGAACGGATGCCGCACGATATCGGACTTCATCAACCGCTGGGCACCATCTGTAGAAAACAATACTTCAGGCTATATCAGCCGGGTATGCAGGGAAATGCAGGTACCTTCCAGTTATGTTCCTGATGTGAACGACAGGGGAACCATGTGTGCCTTTGCAGCAGCCATGTCACAAGTGGAAAATGGCATTCCTGTGGTGATGGAAGACGTGCAGGCAGGATGGGACCTACTCTAAATTAAGGAGGAATAAGATGGATACACTTGAATACATGAAGCTGGTTTGTGGTATCCTTACGGTTATCATCACCTACGGAGGATTCAGGATGTATACCGACAGACGGAAATACATTCAGGAGGTAGAAAAGCTGAAGGCGGAAGTCCGTGACGCACAGGTAAACACCCGTGGCAGCGAACTGGACAACGTTCAGAAAGCGATGCAAATCCTGATGGATGAAATTGTGGAACCTTTAAAGCAAGAAATAAATGCGATTCGAAAAGAACTCGGAAAACTTCGCCGGGCTGTTGAGAAGTCCAACAGTTGCCGTTTTGCTACTAACTGCCCTGTGCGTGATGAGTTGCAAAAGCCCGAAAAGACTGGAGAAGACTACCTCCCTAGACAGCCTGTACAGCGCAAGAGGATTCGTTCTGATACAGCAGCCGGTACCTCCGAGCATTGCAAAAACAGTGTTTCTGGCAGGGACACTGAAATCGATACCGATAGGAACAGGCTTTAGTACCCGCAGCGGACAGGCAACCGTCAACGTGACGCGGGTATCGGAAGATTCAGTAGAGGTTCGCGCCACTTGTGACAGCCTGGCACGTGAAGTAATCTACCTTCGTGAAGAACTGACACGCATCCGCAACGAGACTGGTGAGGAAGTGGAAGAACCTCCTCCGCAGATTGTGAAGGAACCGACCGGATGGCAGTGGTTCCAGATATGGACAGGACGGATGGCCGTTGCCGTACTTGTTCTAATAGTGATCAAACGGCGATTGAAACGTAATTAAATAATAAGGAAATTTATGGCAGAACTAGGATATGTGCATGGCAGTGACATGCTTGTCGGATTAATGGTTGAAGAAGCTTTTTCTCCACTGGGGCATTCAAAGACTTGTACCATTAGTAATAAGGCAGAAACCAAAGAGCGTGCAGTGAAGCCGACTCTGGCGGAAAAGGCAAAGGCGGCTAATGCCGGCAAGTGGAAAGAGAAATCAGTGAGCGGTCTGTCCGTCGAAATCAGTTCCGAAGGATTCCGGTTCTACGGAGATGAGATGGGATATGACAAGCTGCTGGAACTTTGGGAGAAGAGTGAACCTGTAACAGTACGTTATGCGCAACGTGGAGAGGAAAAGACGAAATACCGTGAAGGAAAGTTCCTTATCACAAGCCTGGAAGAGACATCTCCTTCGGATGACGACTCTACCTATACTATCTCTTTGGAAAACTCCGGTCCGGTTGAGACCAAGACTGTAGCTCCACAAGGATAATGTATCACCTTTAACTTGTATCATCCAATGAATAAAGTAATCATTTGTGCGAAAGAATACCCTTCCCGTGTGACCATGGGGGCAATGATCGACTTCAAACGCGAAACCGGCAGGGATGTAAACGAAATCGGTGCTGATGTGGAGCAGCTGACCATGTTCATGTATTGTTGCGTCCGCAGTGCTTGCCGTGCTGATAAAATCGACTTTGCGCTGACTTTCGAACAGTTTGCCGACGGCATCAACCTGGAAGACTTTACCGCCTTTCAAAACGGAATGTCAACGGAAGAAGATGGATCAAAAAAAAGAAGGGGACGAAAGTGTAACGATTGAATCTCTGATGGGACTGGCGATGGGGTGTGTCGGGATGTGTCTGAATGACTTCTGCCGTCTCACCCCGTTGGAGTTTACGGCCGTCTTCGAAGCCTGGCAACAGAAAGAGACGTATGCAGAGCGCAGAGGGTGGGAACAGGCACGTTTCCTGGCATGCAGCATACTGAAACCTTATAGCAAAAGGAGTCTGGAATTGACAGACGTATGTCGGTTCTCCTGGGATATGAAGCCTGCAAAGGAAGCGGAGGAAGAACCCAGTACACAGGAAAGGTTCGATGAGATCAAGGCTCTGTGGAATGTGGATTGAGGTTTTTCTTTTCCTCTTCCAGTTCGTGGATGAGTTCATCAATGTCCTCTTCGGTGATGGTGCAATCATCTTTCTTAAAGAGTCCGTACAGACCGATAACGACGAATAATACTATAAAGAAACCTCCGATAGTCATAACTGTTTGATTTTTACTTCACAAATATATGGAAAAAGTTTCATTCGACATCATACTTAACCTGAAAAATAATATTTCGAGAGGATTGGTTAACGTTAAAAAGCAATTCGACGCTATAGATAAGGCCGGGGAGCAGGCGTCTGCTACTACCACTCGTTTCGGGAATATTTGTAGCAGGTTGAAAATGCCTGACCTGAATGCGTTTTTGGGAGTAGCCGAGCGATTGGGTGGTGTGCTGGGTGACTTGTCTCAAGGCGGAATGAACTTTGGACAATCCATGGCAGATCTCAGTTCTATTACCGGCATTGCAGGTGATGATCTGAAAGCTCTTGGCGAGAATGCGCGTAAGGTGGGACAAGACTCCGGTCTGGGAGCTGGTACGGCGGCACGCGCATATGCGATCCTCGCCAGTCAGATTGATGTTGCCGTCATTGGTATGGCGGGTCTGAACAACTTACAGG